CCAGATCATCGTCGGCTACTCCGCCGCCATCGCCGCCGCCGTGGCAAATCTCCCCGACCGCCTCATCTCCATGCTCCCCTCCCTCGGCGACGACATCGCCGAAAAAATCCGCGCCGAGGCCGACGAAATCCGCCGCGCCGCAAAAGACATCCGCCTCGATGCCCTCGCTGTTTGACGATCTCCAGGAGCAACTCGACCGCATCTGGGCCCCCGGCACCCGCCCCACCGCCCTCGAGTGGGCGCAGGAAAATGTCACCCTCGACAAGCGCTTCTCCCCGCGCCCCGGCCGCTACGACGCCGACTACACCCCCTACCTTCGCCAGCTCCACCTCTGGTTCTCCGATCCGAAAATCCGCCAGCTCACCTTTGTAAAAAGCGCCCAAGTCGGCGGCACCACCTGGCTCGCGAACTGCCTCATGTGGGCCATCTCCGAAGACCCCGGCCCCATCCTCTATGTGACCTCGACAAACGAAAACGCCAAGTCTTGGTCCGAGCGCGAGCTCCACCCCCGCCTCCGCGCCTGCCGCGCCCTCCGCCCACTCCTCCCCGACAACGACGACGACTTCCGCAAAACGGAAATGCACTTCTCCACCTGCACGCTCAAGCTCGTCGGTGCCTGCTCCGAGGGCAACCTCGCCTCCCGCCCCATCCGCTACCTCTTCGCCGACGAGGTCGACAAATGGCCAGACGACTCCTCCCTCGAAGCCCCCGCCCTCGAGCTCGCCATGGCCCGCCTGAATTTCTATCGGAAAATCTCAAAAGCCTGCCTCGCATCCACCCCCACCGTCGAGGCCGGAGCCATTTGGCAAAATTTCCTCGCCGGGTCCCAACACCGCTTCCACATCCCCTGCCCCGAGTGCGGCCACGCCCAGCCCCTCCGCTTCGAGCAACTCCGCTGGCCCGAGCACTACCGCGACCTCGCCGGAGGCTGGGACCTCGCCGGAGTCGAGCGCGACACCGCCTACCACTGCGAAGCCTGCGAAGCCGCATGGCCACAAGCCCTCCAGTCCGACCTCATCCGACGAGGCCAGTGGATCGCCTCCAACCCCAAAGCCCCCGCCGACCACATCTCCGCCCACATCTCCGCCCTCTACTCCCCGCAGATTTCCTGGGGCGACCTCGCCCGCATGTTCCTGCAAAAAAAAGAATCCCCCGGCGGCCTCCACGATTTTTACAACAACTTCCTCGGCCTCCCCTGGGAAAACCGCGCCGCCCAGGTCAAGGAAGACTCCATCCTCGCCCTCCGCGATCCCGCCTACCGCATCGGCCAGCTCCCCGCCGAGATCGAGCCCGTCGTCCTCACCCTCTGTGCCGACCCCGGCGAACGCTCCACGCACTGGACCGTCGAGGCCCGCATCCAGACCGGCGAGAGCTGGGTCATCGATTACGGCACCGTCCTCGCCATCGAGGATCTCGTCAGCCCCGAGTTCCTCGCCGCCCGCACCTATTTCCTCGGCGAAAAAAAATTCACCCCCCGCTTCGGCCTCATCGATTCCGGTTGGTCCGCCGAGCGCGTCTATTCCGTCTGCGCCCGCAGCGGCGGCCTCTACATGCCCAGCAAAGGCTCCACCGCCAGCTTCGGCACATGGTCCCAGTCCGCCGTCAATGGCTACCCCGGCCTCCGCCTCGTCACCTACATCGACCACACCGCGAAGCTCGAACTCTACCTCGAGCGAATTAACAAAAAAATGCCCCCCCTCCTCCACCTCCCCGCCGACGCCGGTCAGGACTTCATCCGAGGCCACTCCGGCCAGCAACTCCTCCAAAACAAACACTCCCGCCTCGCCCCCTTCTACTGGAAAAAAATCGCCGAGGATCACTACGGCGACTGCACCAAACTCCACGGCGTCGCCTGGTGGGTCCTCAAATGAAAACCCGCAAACGCGACCGCCGAGGCGGACTCCAAGGCGACCGCCGCCGCCCCCATTCCTTCCACACCCGCAAGACCTCCGGCATCCGCTCCTATCAAGACATCTGGCTGGAAAACCTCGCCGCCGAAGTCTCCCGCGCGTGCGATCTCTTCTGGACCCGCACCCCCGACCGCCGCGCCCAAGAAGCCCGCCGCAAAGCCGCCGGATTCATGCAGCGCGACTTTATCGCCTGCAAAAAAATCCCATGAAAAATCTGCCGCCGCAAGAGCCATAGCCTCTCGCCGTCATGTGACGGATGCGCAGCCGGTGAAGTTTTTTTTGGCCACCGGCCGCTGCGGCGGCACCCCTCCCCCTCCGTGTCCTCTGTGGTCAATCCCCCTTTTGACACCCCCCCTCCTCGCGTGACGCCATCGCACATCGCCCGATCCGGCTACAAAGCCTACCTCAAAGCCCTCGGCAAAACCAAAGCCGAGCTTCTCGCCATGGCCGCCGAGATCGAAGGCGGCATCGAGGAGACCATCATCACCTCCCTCGGCAGCGAAGGCGCGAGCAGCTCCGCCCAGCTCAGCGCCCTCAGCAAGACCGACCGCCTCGCCGTCATCATGGAAGTCTACGCCGAAGGCAACTCGCCACGCTCCCTCTGCTCCGTCCTCGACCGCTCCCTCTACGCCTCCCCCGTTTGACACACGCCGACAGGCGTGCCCGAAATCAAAAATAATTCAAAAAATTCAAACCGAGGCGGAGCCCGCCCCGGCGCAGGCCGCCCCGCCAAAACCTCCCCCCGCGCCGCCGCCTTCGAGGCCGCCGAGCATTCAAAAGATCGCGGCCTTATTCTTTTGAATACCGTCGAGCCCAAGCGAGAGACCCCACCCCACACCCGCACCGCTCTCCTCAAAAAAGCACGCTGGCTTTACAACAACCTCGGCGTCGCCTCCTACCTCATCGAGCACCTCGCCCAGCGCGCCGTCGGCACCGGCATCAAGCCCAAGCCCCTCACGGCAAATCCCGAGTGGAACCGCCTCGCCGAGCAAGCCTTTCAAGACCGCGCCTGCGCCGAAGCGTGGGCCTTCGACTCCTCCGCCCAGGTGAATTTCTACGGCGCGCAGTCCCTCATCATCCGCCAGGTCGCGGTCGATGGCGACTTCTTCGCCCAATTCCTCACCACCGAATCCGGAGCTGCCCGCGTGCGCTTCATCGGCGGCGAGGCCATCGGCTCCACTGCCGACTCCAGCCAATACGCTTTCGATGGCGTGCTCCTCGATCCCTTCGGCGCGCCCCGCTCCTACCGCGTCATCACCGACCGCTCGGCCGGGAAATACACCGATGTCCCCGCCAGCGACATGCTCCACTTCCGGCACATCCGCCGCCACGGCTACCCGCGCGGCATCTCCTGGCTACACAACGCCATCATCAACTGCCACGACCTCCTCGAGTATTTGGCCTACGAAAAAGGCAGCGCCAAAGCCGGGGCCCAGATCGCCTTCGCCATCACCTCCACCGAAGCCATCCGTCTCGGCGGCGGCCTCAGCACCGGCTCCACCGCCGATACCCCAGCCCAAGAACTCTCCATCGAGACGCTCCACAACGGCACCCTCATCCCCAAGCTCAAGCCCGGCGAGTCCATCCAGAGTTTTAAAAACGAACACCCCGGCACCGCCTTCGAGCCATTCATCAAGACCATCATGGGCGAGATCGCCCGAGGCATCGGCCTCCCGCCCGCCGCCATCATGCTCGATACCGGCAGCGCAGGCACCGAGTTCCGTGGTGTCCTCGAGGTCGCGCAGAATTTCTTGGAGCGCCTCCAGCAAATGCTCGTCGATCAATTTTGTAGGCCGTTTTGGAAATACTGGGTCTGGCACGAGATCCAAGCCGGTCGCCTCCCCTACCCTGGCGAAGATTGGTGGCGCTGCTCCTTCCGCGCTCCGAAAAAAATCACGGTCGATAATGGCCGCGACGGCCGCCTCTACGCCCAGCTCCTCGATAGCGGCTACATGAGCTGGGAATACTACTGCGACATCCACGGCCTCGATGCCAATGAGACCGAGGATGCCATCATCACCGGCTACCTCCGCCGCCAGGATAAATGCGCCGCCCTCGGTCTAAACCCCGCAGAAGTCTTCCCAAGCCATGCCACGGCCCAGCCTGCTCCACCCACCGCCTGATCACATCGCGTTCCTGAATGCGCTGCGCGAGAAATTCCACCGTCCCCTCCTGCCCGTCCCCCCGCAGGCCGCGCCGCCACCGCCAAAACCTCCCCACCATTCCCAACTCTGGCTCGGCTCCGCTTTGACAAACCCCCGCCACTCGAAATGAAAAACTGGTATGCCCTATCTGCAAAAGCCGCCCAGCTCGAAACCGAAGTCACCATTTTCGACGAGATCGGCGGTTTTGGCGTCAGCGCCGACCAGTTCATCGCCGACCTCCAAAAAATCCCCGCCGATCACAAGATCCTCCTCCGCATCCACAGCCCCGGAGGAGAAGTATTCGACGGCAACGCCATCGCCACCGCGCTAAGCCGTCGCGGCAATGTCGAGGTCCAGATCGAGGGCATCGCCGCCTCGATGGCCACCCTCATCAGCCTCTCCGGCCGCCCCGTGAAGATGGCCGAGAATGGATTCTACATGATCCACAATCCCTGGGGAGCCGCCATGGGCGATGCCGAGGAACTCCGCAAACAAGCCGAACTCCTCGACCGCATCCGTGGCAATATGGTCAACGCCTACGCCGCCAAGACCGGCCAATCCCCCGAGCAGATCGGCGAGTGGATGGATGCCGAGACCTGGTTCACCGCCGCCGAAGCCCAAGCCTACGGATTCGTCGATGAAGTTACCGACCGGCTCGACCTCGCCGCCAGCGCCACCCGCTTCTCCCGCCTCGCGAAATTCCGCCACGCCCCCGCCGCACTTTTGACACCCACCCACCCGCAAATGGAAATCGAAAACGAAAACCCAGAATCTCCCCTCGAGGAGATCCCCGCTGCCACCGTCGTCAGCGAATCCGCTCCCGTCGAGCAACCCGCCGAGGAGCCCGCCACCGAAATCCTCGCCGAAGAAACCCCCGAGGAAATCGTCGAGCTCGCCCCCGAGCAACCCGCCGCGCCCGTCGCCAAGATCGCCGCCGCCGACTCCATCCTGGCGAAATACAACGCCATGATCGCGGAGCGCGACTCAATCCGAGCCGAAATGGTTGCCATCCGCGAGCAACTCAACAATGAGCGCGAAGCCCTCGCCCGCCTCGAGCGCAGCCTCGGTCTCCACGCCGCGCAAGTCGTCCCTATCATACAGCCGCACAGCGACGCCTCGAGCGACCCCGTCGCCGAATACCTCGCGGCCGTGGAAGCCGGTGACCGCAAAGCCGCTTCCGCCCTCTTCGAGAAACACAAAGCCGCCATCTGGCAGCACCGCAATAAAATTTCCAAGGCCTGAGCCAAGGAGAACCAAACCACCAACCAACCACCACCAAAATGCCCAACACCATCGACAGCTCCCTGGTTG